ATGGTAAGTATCTAGCAACAGATATGATAATTGATTCCGGATATGGAGAAGGATTCTGTCTTGGAAACATTATGAAGTATGCTATGAGATTTGGTAAAAAGAACGGTAAAAATAATTTAGACCTATATAAAATAATACACTATGCTATAATAGCAATATACGTAAACAATAAGGAACAAGACAATGGTTGAAGATAAGATAGGAAAGAAACCTTACCTAGGCATAGAGATAGATTATGATAGAGAAAAAACATTTGATAGATTTAGTTTAGACACACTCAAGGATAGATATCTTTGGGAAGGAGAAACACATGCCCAAGAAGCATTCGCAAGAGCCTCGGTCTTTGGAGCAACTTTTAAAGGCGATACGGATTTTGAATTGGCTCAAAGACTTTATGACTACAGTTCCTCTCGTTGGTTCATGTTTAGCACTCCTATACTTAGCAACGGGGGAACTACTCGTGGGCTTCCTATCAGTTGCTTCCTTAATTATGTTCCTGATAGTAGGGGTGGTCTATCAGCTCATTATGATGAGAACATATGGTTGGCAAGTTCGGGTGGTGGTATCGGTGGATATTGGGGAGATATTAGAAGTAATGGTATTTCTACTACTCATGGCAGTCGTTCTACTGGTTCAATTCCTTTCATGCATGTAGTTGATTCACAGATGTTAGCCTTTAACCAAGGTACAACAAGACGTGGTTCTTATGCGGCTTACATGGACATCAGTCATCCAGAGATTGAAGAGTTTATAAACATGAGAAAAGAATCTGGTGGAGATATAAACAGAAAGAATCTTAATCTTCATAACGGTATCAACATTACTAATGCTTTCCTTAAAGCTGTAGAGTTAGATGAAGACTGGAGATTGATTGACCCTAAAACTAATGAAGCTGTTAAGACTATTAACGCTAGAGATTTATGGTGGCAGATAATAAATGCTAGAGCAGAGACAGGCGAACCTTACATGGTAAACATTGATAAGTGTAACGAAGCTCTTTCTAAACAACAAAAAGATTTAGGATTAAAAATTAGACAAAGTAATCTATGTTCAGAAATTACTTTACCTACTAATGAAGAACGAACAGCAGTATGTTGTTTGTCTTCTGTAAACTTAGAACACTTTGATACTTGGTCAAAGGATGATAACTTTATACAAGATTTAATAACCATGCTTGACAATATACTTCAGCACTACATTGACAATGCAATAGACACAACACAGTTAGGAGAATACAGTGCGAATTTTAAACGCTTTCAAAAATATGTTAAAGAAGGTAAAGAAGGCTTTACCAAAAGTGCCTACTCAGCGTACAGAGAAAGGAGTCTCGGTCTTGGTGCTATGGGTTTCCACGCTTATCTTCAGTCTAGGGGATTACCTTTCGAGGGTATTTACGCATCTGGGTTTAACTTTAAGGCATTCACTTACATTAAAGGAAAAGCGAAAGAAGCAACTAGAGAGTTGGCTATTGAGAGGGGCGAAGCTCCTGACATCCATGGTAGTGGTAAGCGTAATGCTAATCTTCTTGCTATTGCTCCTAACGCTAGTAGCGGTATCATCTGTAGTGGGACTTCTCCTAGTATTGAGCCTTACAGGGCTAACTGCTATACTCACAAAACTTTATCCGGAAGTTATCAAGTTAAGAATAAATATCTAGAAAAGATTTTAAAGTCTAAAGGATTAAAAGCACAAGAGTTAGAAAACATTTGGAAAGATATATCTGGTAGTGATGGTTCAGTACAGCACTTAGATATTCTTACTGATGATGAAAAAGAAATATTTAAAACTGCAAATGAACTAAACCAAATATGGATAGTAGAACATGCACATCAAAGACAACAGTTTGTGTGTCAAGCACAATCAGTCAACCTGTTCTTTACTTTACCAAAGGCAACAGAACCTCAAGAAGTACATGATGAATACATGCAGTACGTAAATGATGTTCACTGGTATGGTATGAACAAACTTAAATCGCTTTACTATTTCCGTTCTAATGCTGCTCGTACAGTAGAGAATGTAAATGTTAAAGTACCAAGAATAAATTTAGAAGATACAGAATGTATCGCATGTGAGGGATAGTCGTGAACTGTTGGCATTGTAATACACAATTAATATGGGGCGGAGACCACGACATAGAAGAAGAAGACGAAGATTATATTATGGAGACTAACCTAAGTTGTCCTAAATGTAATTCATTAACAATAGTATATTTACCAAAGGAAGAAAAATTATGAGCCTATTAACAACAAGAGATTACTACAAACCATTTGAATATCCATGGATGTTTGACTACTATGTACTACAGAATCAAATGCACTGGATGCCTGAATCTGTACCACTACATACAGATGTCAAAGATTGGCAGGAACTTTCAAGTATAGAAAAGAATTTACTTACACAAATATTTAGATTGTTTACACAGTCTGATGTAGATGTAGGTGCAGGTTATGTAGATAAGTACATGCCTATCTTTAAAAAGCCAGAAGCTAGAATGATGATGGGTTCTTTTGCAAACATGGAATCAATACATCAACATGCTTATAGCTTGTTACTTGATACAGTTGGAATGCCTGAGATAGAGTACAAAGCTTTTGCAGAGTATGAAGAGATGTCAGACAAGCATGATTATGTTGGTAACTTTAAACCTTCTAAAGCTAAGAAAGAAAGCATTGCAAAAACTTTAGCAGTCTACTCAGCTTTTACAGAAGGACTACAGTTGTTCAGTAGCTTTGCTATTCTTTTAAACTTCCCAAGGTTCGGTAAGATGAAAGGTATGGGACAGATAGTTACTTACTCTATACGTGATGAGTCTATGCACGTTGAAGCTATGACTAAATTGTTTAGAGAGTTTATTAAAGAGAACATAGAAATATGGACAGATGATTTTAAAGCAGAGTTATATCAGATATGTAGACATATGGTAGAGCTTGAAGATAAGTTTTTAGATTTAGTATTTGATATGGGAGATATTAAAGGACTAACTAAAAAAGATATGTATGCTTACAATAGATACATAGCAGATAGAAGACTATTACAACTTGGTCTTAAAACAAACTATGACCAAAGAGAAAATCCACTTGGTTGGATTGACGAAGTGACAGGTGTAGAACACCAGAACTTCTTTGAAGGTAGGGCTACTACCTATATGAAGGCAGGGTTGAGAGGTAGACAGGACAATATTAAATTTACAAATTTAGAGGAGTCCCATGATTAATAAGGACGAAGCTAACCTAGTTAGTTTCAAAATTATCTTAACAAGAGATAATAAAATAATGACAGAGTTTAGTATGCTTCCGGAGAATATGGTTGACGAAGTATTTCCTATTGATGATAGACCATTAATGAAAACTATTATTAGGAATGGTAAAGCTAAACTAGAAAACCTACATGATTATTTTCAGAGAGAACTTAATGTTCTAAAGTAGTGTAAATAATAATATCATCTTTCTTACCCTTTACTTTTATAGGGTCTAGATACCTAGTGGGTATATCAGAGTTCATAGCTGTGGTATACCCAATTACTATATCCTCTCCTACTTCCTTAGTAGAACTCTCTAGCCTTGCAGCTAGATTAACAGCATCACCAATAGCAGAGTAATCAAACCTTGTATCACTTCCCATATTACCTATTACCGCCTCTCCTGTATTTATCCCTATACCTATCTCTATTCCTAAATCGGCTTCAGCCATATCTTGTTTTATTTTCAAGGCTGTTTGAATTGCTTTGGTTTCGTGTTGTTCTAGGTCTATAGGTGCATTGAAGATAGCCATCATTGCATCTCCTATATACTTATCTACCATACCACCATACTCTTTAACTGCATTAGCTTGTATGGTTAGTGCTTTATTCATTATCTCTGTAACTTGTTCAGGTTCTAAAGTTTCTGATAAACTTGTAAAGCCTCTAACATCTGTAAATAAAAACGTACAACGTCTTCGTTCTCCTCCTAACTTCAAAAGCTCTGGATTATCTTGTAGTTGTTTGACTTGTCTTGGGTCAAGGTAATGTTCAAACTGTTTCTTTATAAGCTGTCTAAGTTTGAATTGTGTTCTAAAGTTTAGATAGAATTGTAGGGTAGCAATAAGTGTCATACTTATCATGCTCCATGTAAAGTCTATTAAGATATTAGAGCTTACAAAGTGATACTCCATATATCCCATGAGAGAGAACAAACCTAAGAAGGATACAACACCCTTAGTGATGCCAAGATAATTAATTGCAAGAGCTGTGAGTAGCCCTGACAGTACCAATAATAATAACTCAACAAACAATCTATAGTCTGGTATGTAAGGAGTATCCATTAACATACTTTCTGATAGAGCAGCTTGTATCTTATGAGGCTCTAATAACCCTACAGGTGTTGCAAGTTGTGGAGATATTCCTTTAGCTGTGAATCCTACGAACACAAACTTATTAGCTACATCTAGTTCTTCTAATGTAGTCTGTGGTGTATTAACCCAACTAATCCATTTACGACCAAGGCTATCTGTGGCAATGGGTGGAATGCCTCTCACTCTAACCTGTTCTATTCCATTCAGATTTGTGACAATCTGATAAGTTCGACCACCTCCTAGTATTTTTAAAACTTCCGTTCCAAACGAAGCGACCCACCCATTATTAGTTTGTTGTAGTAGAGGTATTCTCCTTACTAAATTATCTACATCTACTGGTGCAGATATAGCACCTTGATTAGCTGATTCTTTTAATACATCTATGTTCTCTAAAAAGCCTTGAGCTTTTGGTAAAGAAACTATTGGACCTTTGATAACTGTACCAACTGTCTTTGGATAGTTATTATTGTTTACTTCAGGCATGGCTATGACACTTGGAGAGCTTTGTAAAGCTTTAGAGAACTCATCATCTCCACCTAGTCTATCTGCATGTGGGAATAACATAACCCAACCAACACCTAAAGCACCAGCATTTATTATATCGTTGTGAATCTTTGCAAGTGTTTCTCTAGGCAGAGGATATCCACCCTGTTCATCTAGGAATTGTTCGTCTATATTGAGGATTGTAAAGTATCCGGTTGGACTTTGTTCTTGTACTAGAGCATCAAAGGTTTTGAGTCTTAGTACTTCTAATGGTACACTATTGAAGAGGAGAGGCAAAGTTAATAGAGTTAATAAGGTAATTGCCCACTTCATGTTAGTCTCCTTGCGTTATAGTTATACTAGAGTTACCACCACCGTTGACAACTATCTGTGTACTCTTACCGTTCTGTATCATTACAATAGTGTAAGCATTTGATTTGTCTAGTTCTAACTTAATAGTATCTTCTAAAGATTTGTAAAATGTTATGACGTTATCAGTCATAAAAGTATTTATCTGTGTCTCACTATCGTAACCAATTTGCGTACCTTTCAGGTCTACATCAGACTTTAAAAGTGTTGAAGTTTGGTCTAGCTCGTTTACATCCTCTATGATGTTTAACAAGTCTTCAAGAAAATTTACATCAAGATAGTTAATGTCAAGCTCAGTAAATTCTAGTTCATCTTCTGCTAAGTAATCTACTTCTAAATCATCAAACTCAAGGTAGTCAACATCAAGAAGATTAGTGTTGCTCCCTCCATCTTGTCTCTCATTCTCTTTTATTTCCTGTGGTTGGTTTACTATTAACATGTTATCAATTAACTCAAGAGTCAAGTCAAGGATAACGGGATTAGTGGGTTTAGTTTCAAACATAGAAACTGTAGTAGCTTGGTAAGGCTTGTTAAGAACTACCTGTCCCATAGCTGTAGCAACAACAATCTCCCCACTTGGAAGACCGTCATCATCTGGTAATAATATGATTAGACTTCTACCTAACTCATCAACAGTCACGGTAAAGTCTGTACCACGTATACCTATCGTGGCACTTGGAGTTTGTATAGATATGTTTTCTTTATCTATTGATGCTAACTTACCTGTGATAAATCTTGCAGTACCACTTGCAAATTGTAAAGACATCTTAGACTTAGAAGGGTCAGGGTCATAGATAAATTCATCTATAATTAATTCAGAATGCTCTGTCAATCTAACTTGACTGTCATCTAAAAAAGTAATGCCCAATCTCCCGTTAGAAGTTTGGACATTATCGTAGCTGTTGATGTCTAATGCTAGAGAAGCTTGGAAAGTTTCGTCTAAGTCTTTAGGGACTTCTCTTACGACTCTACCTGTTCCGTTTAGTTCAGTTATGTTGCCTATATTAGCAACCGACTGCTGTTCCCCCATCGTTTTGAATGACGCAAATAGTGCCACTAGAACCATCAGATGTAATTTGTAACCAGTCATTGTCTAAAGTACTCAGTTGTTGTATGTTAAATGTTCTAGAGTTACCTACTTGATTTAACTTAAAGTAACCACCTGCATAACCTTGACCTGTAAAGTTTACAGTATTATCGTTACCATCTACATTTACATCATTGGTTGCATCAGCGTTATTAATATTAAAATCAAATGTGTTACCACTACCATCTATAACCCAATCAATATCTGCGTTACTTGCTAAAGATGTTGTAGCTAAGTCAAGTGTAAAAGTGTTTGTACCACCTGTTACATCTACATTAACATCAGAACCATTAGCACCATAGGTATTAGTAGGGTCTATCTGTACATTAAACACGTTAGTAGAACCGTCAAACTCCCAAAAACCTACAAAGTTATCAGCAGTAATATCTCCTAAGAACTTATTGTTTGAGCCTATTTGATTAATATCAATAGTCTGTGTACCACCATCTAAGTCTAGTGCAGTCATAGTACCA